TGAACTGAGGGCTTTAGTTAAGCAGGTAAATGCGTTAATATTATCAGGCAAAAACAAAACGCAGGGTCATAATACTTGGCCCTGCCCTAACACACAAGGGTAAAATATGTCTCACTACATGACAGCTTTAGCAATGAAGCAAAAAGGACTCAAACCATCCACCAAGGTCGTGCTTTATTGGATTGCAGATCACCATAACAGTGAAAGCGGCGATTGCTTTCCAAGCCATAAACGCCTCGCAGAATTATCTGAATTGACTGATAGAGATGTTAGAAGGCAAATCAGCAAGTTAGTTGATGTTGGATTAATACAAATTGAAAGCAGAACAAGACCTAATGGGTCACAAACATCTAACAACTATATATTGTGTTTGCATGAAGATGATGGTCGGACAAATAGTCCTGCCACCACGGACAAATTGTCCAGCCCCCCTGTATCAAATTGTCCTACCCATAACCTTGGAATAAATAACCTTGTAAATGAACCTAATATATTGATCGAAAGATTTGATGAGTTCTATGCAGCTTATCCAATCAAGAAGGGAAAAGGCGCAGCAAAGAAGGCTTGGGAAAAAGCGATCAAGAAAGCTGATCCCGATCATATAATTTCAAACGCAGCATTGTATGCCTCAAGCGTTCAAAACAAAGATCCTAAATTCATAGCATACCCAGCAACTTGGCTTAATGCAGAAAGATGGGATGACGATATTAGCAAAGAACTCTTGCAAGCATCCATAGATCCGCAAAATATGATGCTCGATGTTTTGAAATCAATGGGGCTGAAATACAATGCGTGAAGATCAAATAAACACAATGACTACGAAGCTGCTGGCGCGGCTAAACCCGCCAAGAGCAATATCATCTAATCCAGAAGGCATAAAGGCAGAGGCAGAGCTTCTATGCAAAACAATAAATAAAATGGCACCAAGCCGTGAATATCAACAGTGGTTCGATCTGTTTGAAGAAGCGGTTTTAAGCAATCTGGAAACCCGTACATGGCCGACGATCAAAGAGTTAAAAAAGGCTGCAAAGGAAATAGCACCAAAGCGGCCAGAGTTTCGTGATTTTACTCAAGAGCAAGCATGGTCGCCAGATCCTATGACTATCAATGCAAAGAGAATAAAAGCCGGTGAGCCTGTTTCTGATTGGTGGGTTGTTGGAACCGGCGCAGAACACCTTAAACGAAAAGGCTTAGTTTCATCTGATGATCTTGAGCCTTATAGAAAATATCTTGATTACGAATTGCGCTATGTTAATCGTTAATAACCTCAATGATGAAGAGATGCTTTTATCTTCATTCGGTATCTCTAACTGGCCTCGCTTGCGCGGGGTCTTTTTTTCGCTATAATTAGCAAAACCGACAACAGGACACATCAATGCAAGAATGGCCCGCTGATAAAGTAATGCGCCGCAAGGTGGCTTCACTTATTCCATATGCAAGAAACAGCCGCACTCATAGCGATGAACAAATTGCTCAAATAGCCGCCAGTATCAAAGAATGGGGTTTTACTAATCCAATCCTGGTGGACATTGATGGAGAAATAATAGCCGGTCATGGCAGATTATTAGCCGCGCAAAAGCTTAATATTGATGAAGTTCCAACGATGACAGCCGTGGGATGGAGTGAATCCCAAAAGCGAGCCTATGTCATAGCAGATAATAAACTCGCATTAAACGCTGGCTGGGATAATGAAATGCTAAAGGTCGAATTAGATGGCCTCAAGGATTTGGATTTTGATATAGATTTAACCGGCTTTAATGCAGACGAACTTGCTGACTTGTTTCCAGAGCCAGAAAAAGCTGGGCTTACCGATGAGGACGCCGTTCCAGAAGCCCCTGACAAACCCGTAACAGTTGAGGGCGATATTTGGGTGCTTGGCAAACACCGCCTTATGTGTGGCGATAGCACAAGCATCGAAGCCTTGGAAAAGCTATGCGAGGGGCAGCTTGTCGATATGTGGTTAACCGATCCGCCTTATAATGTAGCTTACGAGGGAAAAACTAAAGACGCGTTAACTATTGAAAATGACGCAATGAGTAATGATGAGTTTCGTCAGTTTCTCTGCGATAGTTACACTGCCGCAGATGCAGTGATGAAATCAGGGGCAGTTTTTTATATATGGCATGCTGATAGTGAAGGTTATAATTTTAGAGGTGCTGCTTTTGATACTGGTTGGCAAATACGCCAATGCCTAATTTGGAAAAAGCAATCAATGGTTATGGGTCGCCAAGACTATCACTGGATGCACGAGCCTTGCCTATATGGCTGGAAGGATGGAGCCGCGCACCTATGGTCAACGGATCGAAAGCAAACCACAATCCTAGAGTTTGATCGTCCAAGCCGTAATGCAGAACACCCAACAATGAAGCCTGTTGAGTTATTCTCATATCAAATGCAAAACAACACCAAAGGCGATGATTTGGTTCTAGATAGTTTTGCAGGATCAGGAACGACAGCAATAGCCTGTGAGAAGTTTAATCGTAGAGCTAGATTAATGGAGTTAGATCCAAAATATTGCGATGTCATCATAAAGCGCTGGCAAGACTTCACTGGCAAGCAAGCAGTACACGAAGCCACGGGCAAAACTTATGCAGAAACAAACCAAGTTAATGAGCATGGTTGAAGCCGCGTCAAATGTTCTTATTGGATATATTATCGCAACCGCAGCAACTTATGTTATATTACCATTACACGGTTATCAAATAACCACGCAAAAGGCGCTATCGATTTCATTGGCTTTTACAGCTATATCGTTAGCACGTTCTTACATTCTCAGGAGGCTGTTTAACAGGTTTTAATATGGCAAATGGTGAAGCTGGCAGACCAATGATAGAACTAACCGACGATCAAATTAGGGAGGTTGAAACCCTTGCGGCTGTATTATCTACAGATGACATTGCCGATTATTTCGGTGTAGGTCGCACAACTTTTTATGCGCTAATGGATAGAAATCCAGATATTTCTGAACGCTATAAAAGGGGAAGGGCTAAGGCAAAGGCATCAATATCAGGTGGATTGATTAAAAAAGCACGAGCTGGTGATACTACTTCGCAGATCTTCTATTTGAAAACGCAATGCGGCTGGCGTGAAACCCAACACATCGATCACAGCAGCACAGACGGATCTATGACACCGCAAACAATAGAGCGCATAATCATTGACGAAGCTCCAGATCCAGACGCCTAGATGGGCATTGCCTTTGCTTCAAGGGCAAGATGGTCATCCAAGATATAGAGGCGCAAAAGGTGGTCGTGCATCTGGTAAATCACATTTCTTTGCAGAAGCAGTAATTGAGCGCCAGCTTATGAACCCAGATACTAGGGTCGTTTGCATTCGTGAGGTGCAGCGATCCCTAAAGTTCTCAGCTAAGCAACTGCTGGAAGATAAAATCAATGCGCTGGGCGTTGAGCATTTGTTTGAAATACAAAATACCGAAATAAATAATTTACGCGGCAATGGAATTATTATCTTTCAAGGTATGCAAGACCACACAGCCGACAGCATAAAATCGCTAGAAGGTTTTGATATAGCTTGGTGCGAGGAAGCGCAGAGTCTATCAAAGCGATCTATTGAATTATTAGATCCCACCATGCGTAAAGATGGCGCGGAGCTTTGGTTTAGTTGGAACCCCAGAAGCCCCAGCGATGCCGTGGAGCAAGTATTTCAAGACAATGATAATAAATGCTTAGTTCACGTTAATTACAGCGATAATCCGTTTGCGCCGAAATCAATGGTTGATCTTGCTGAAACGGCAAAGGAGCGTGATTTTGACCGTTACGCTCACATTTGGTTGGGCGAATATGAAACTGTCAACGAGGCACAGGTGTTTCATGGCAAATGGAAGGTAGAGGATTTTGAGCCTATGCAGGGATGGGATGGCCCGTATCTTGGCGTTGACTTTGGCTTTCGCCCTGATCCGTTGGTCGCAATAAAGTGTTGGGTTTATGACGAAACGCTGTATATAGAAAAAGAAGCCTACGGGGTTGGGATCGAAATAGATGATACGCACAACTTTATTTGCAAGCATATACCGGAATTTGACCGCTATACTTGCCGCGCTGATAGCGCA